GGACTGTACTCAGTTCCCCATACGTTGTTAGCTTGAGAGGGTGAGTTATAGCCACATAAATCTCCCAATGCTGCGAGAACTTCTGGTGGGCCTCCTTAACCCTCCGATCACTCTGAACTCGGTCAGTAGTGACTGAAGTCTCGGATTGCCCATCCCCGGTCTTTATACCGTCGGTGCCTCTGCGAAACCGATTAGAGAAAAAACCGAGCCGAAGTTGAACTCGATCACGTCTTTAGTGAGTGCGTACAGTAGGTCATACTTGCCAGCGAATTCGGTGTCGAAGTTGATTGCCATCGAACCCTTGAAAACTGTCAGCATTAGATTCTGGATCAAATTCTCAACAGGAACCTTGTCGATGTTATCGAACAGTTCTTTCATGGCTCCAGAGAAGTCATGGTCAGCTTGATACTTGGCAAGGGATGGACCTAGCAAGCTGGTTAGCTGCTTCAGCACACTAATGCCGCGAGTTGCCGGCAGAAGGTTGATAGTGTATTCTGTCCCATTGTGGATGACAGTACGTTGGTTTCCGAACATAAATACTCCTTATTTTATCTGAGGTAGCTAAGAGCGCCTTGAACAGTTCCAAACACGTCGAATCCAACTTGCTGGTTCCCGCCTACCGTGCCATCGGTCCAGTCTAGAACATCGATAGTCCAGACTCTGTTCTCGATCCCATCGGTGAATGTTATGCTAGGGTAGCCATTGACATAAGCGTTGTCTGTGCTCATCATGGTGCTACCGTGGGTATCTTTGACAGACAAGGTGATTCGGGCGGATTGTGTTCTACGGTCTTGCTCTACTAGCGAGAAGAATGCATCATTAGATACCGAAGTTTGAAGAACCTCGATTCTAATCTGTGCAGATAGGTCTCTATTGAAGACCCGGGTGTGGTGCCCTCTGATTCCTCGAACCATTGTGTAGGGTCTCGAAAGCCAAGACATTTCGAAAGAAACTACACCAGTGAGAGCATACCCACAAAGGACAATTTTAACATCGGATGGGCTGTATGTCAATACCGTGTTAGCCATTAGAAGCCTCCAAATTGTGTAAGGGCTGGCAGAAGGGAGCTTCCCAGCAGGATGGCTTGCTCGACCAAGCTTTGATCGACGTTTCCGCCAATGTTCATGGCGACCTCAGAGCACCCCAGAATCCAAGTGCGAGTCTCCAGTTGTCCAGAGAAAGACACCCTAGGCAAGTCTTCCACCCATGCCGTCAGAGCTAGGAAGCTTGTGGAACCCTTCGTGTCCTTAATCATCAGTGGGAATTTTCCCATTCGGGTTGCAATGTCTACGTTGTAGAGCATCGAAAGAATATCATTGGTCGGCGAGGATTGCATGATTGTCAACTCTACTCGCCAGCCTTGGTCTTTGTTGTAGACCCTTGCGATCTCACCGTCCATCGAACCGTGCTTGATGAAAGGCTTAATATCTTTTACAATTCGGATGAACTCTCCTTCTGCGTATCCTGTCACGGAGTGGATACCAGCGAGAGTAACTACCACGTCACGCGGCGAGTATGTAGTAATCAATTTCTATCCTCCAGAAACAACAAAGGGAGCCACCCGTTAAGGTAGCTCCCCGTCGATGTGGTATATTGGCGTATTACAGCCAACGTTGGTCAAGCGTTACGCCGAGGCTGCGGAGAGTATCTGCGTCGCCCGGGCTCAGTTTGGCGTTACCGCCGATCAGAGGTTGCAGGTTGTGAGCGTGGATAACCCAATCGCGAGTCTGCATGCTGTTCGAGAAGTTGGAACCCGGAACAACACCGACATAGGCGTCATCGCTGAAGTAATCGGAACGGCCAGAGTTGTCTTTAACATGGATTGTGAACAATCCCTCGGACGAACGACGGGCGTCGTCATAGTTGTAAAGAGCGGTCAGGAAGTCGTTCGAAGGCGAAGTTTGCTGAAGGCTAACAGTGAGGGTAGCAGACTTAGAGGCGTTATATACGCGAGTCGATGTGTTGTCGGCTCCGGTATACATCACGTAAGTGTCAGCGTTTCTTTCAATGTTAACGATGCTGTCTTCGCTGAATCCGCCGAGAACCATGCTCTCACCAGTTGCAGGGTGAGTGATGACGATGGTAACATCGGCTGGAGAGAATGTAGCTAGACGTTGAACAGCCATTTAGTAGTCTCCTTATGGGAAGGACCGTCCTTAGACGGTCACAGTTCCACGAATGTGTACGAAGTGAATGGCACCGGCCAGACGGGCTTCAAATTCAATGCCTTCAAAGATACGCTGTGCTCTCATGTTCGGAGACATGGATAGAACATCCGGTACGAAGACTTTAGGAGCCGGAGCTTCAGCCAGACCACCAACACGAATTCCTTCGTTAAGCTGGGCTCTGATTTCCGATTCCAGAATTGTTGCACCAACGGCGTCGTAAGGGATTTTCTTGGAGTTAGCCATACGGAACCACAGACGCTCGGTCATGCGGGCTTCCAGCCAGTCCACGAAGATCATTACGTCGATCCATTCACCACCGGCCATAGCGCCACCGAATGTACGGTTGACACCACCAACGCGCTCGAACGTGGTAACGTTCTTGTTCTTCAGGTTGGTAGACTCGGTTGGGGTTAGACGGTAAGCATCTACGGCAGCTAGAGCTTTATGGGTCCATGTGTTGCTACCCGGTTGCTCTTGCAGTTGGTATCCTACCCAAGCGCACTCAGGGAATTGAGCGTCAGCATTTGGATGGTACATCAGAGCCGTACGTTGGAACCCGGCAGCGACTAGACGCGAAGCAATGTCGTTGTCTGCGGAAGTTTTGGTATTAGCCTGAGCAGTAGCTCCGACAAACACTTTCTTGGTCCCTTCGATATGGGTAGCTACTGCCATGATATCATCGTCAGCGTGGCTGTCAATGCTCAGTGCATACCATTCGTCGTTTTCTCCCTGAACAGCAGTGATAGCTGCCGACCAGCCTTCAGTGGAAGGAGCAGCGGCCATTGTCAGGTTAGAAGAAACTTTCAGGCTCCAGTCTTCGTTAGAAGCAACGGTCAGAGTTCCGTCTTCGTTGTCTGTGACGGTTACGCCGGCTGCTGGAGTTACGTCATAAGCTGCCTTTAGGCCTGTAGCGATCAGAGTAGCAGTGTCGTCTTGCTGGCTGACGTAGCTGACCGGTAGTCCGTTGACGGTCAGAACGTAGCTCTGGCCTTCCTGAACAACACTGACAGATACGGTAGCAGAAGGAACTTGTCTACGACCGATAACTAGGCTTCGTGGCTTCAGTGCTTGACCGAAGTAACGAACAGCAGCAAGATATGTCGGATCGGATTCACCGAAATCTTCAGCAACGCCTCGCAGGCTGTTGTAGACTTTGGCACGTTCCGAGAAGTTTGTGTGAGAAGCGATGAACAGAGGAACGTTAAAGTTTGTCTGTGCGACAGCAGCAGTCTCACGGCTGATCTGAATGTCAATTACATCAGTAAGAACAGTCATTCCTGTCTCCTATTAGTGTTCGAAATTTATGTCGATATGGGACTCTATAACGTGTCCCGGGCGACCGGCGTCATAATACACACCGTGAATGTCAGCCCCGGCAGCAAACTCTTGAGTCGTGGTCTCAATTACAGAGAATCCGAACTGACACGTCACTTGATAAAACATGTACATGTCTGTCTCTCTCAGCATTGGAACTCGTTTTGTGCTAGGGAGTTTGAAAAGGGATAGATTGAACTTTCTTTGGGCGGCGTGTCCTGCTGGAGTACGCAGAGCCCGAGTAATCGCCATTGCCATGTCAGAGACACTTGCTGTCTCTCCATACTTGCCAACTAGTTCGAATACGACCTTGGCTGCGAAGTCCTGTTGAACTTGAACAGTTCCATGCGAAGGACTAATGGGATCGCTCATGTTGGAGACATTTTCCCTTCCCAGTTCATCCAGCTTCTTAATGTCGATAGCCAGATAAGGGGTTTGCGGTTCCTGATTGTTTGTGTATGCTTGAATAACACGCCAATCAGGGAACAACTCTTTTATCATAAGATAGAGAGAGTTTTCTAGCTCTGTATGGATCATGCTGTACTATTCCTCTCTACTCTCATGCAAATTGCTTTATAATGGTTCAAAATGCCCATCGAATAGTTGATGACTTTCATAACCTCGTACAGTTCACCTTCCCACTCGAATCTATCTGCACTCCACCCGTTCGGACCTTCCTTCAATTGACGAATCTCTTCGCCTCTGGTATACACCTTGAAGCAAGCTTTACTTCTGTCGGCCTCTGGGAGGATTCTAGTGTCTGTGGACTTCTCGATAGGCTGGACGTTGGCTGTAATGGTTACAGTTGTCTCAACAGGAGGCGTGGGTCTTCCGAAACCATCATCGCCGGGTTGGCCTCGCCTGATTAGGTCTAGGCTGACATAGTTTGTCATAGCGAAGGTTGGGTAGAGCATTATTGCCTCCGATGGATTTGGAACTTAACCGACTCAAGCATCTTCCCTGTATGGAATAGAGGATCGTTGAATCCTTTGTATGCAGCCCAAGCAGGACTGTTAGAGCCGGGATAGTCTTCAATATTGACTTGCATCTGCTCAGCAACCATTTTACCAAGCTTCTTCAAGAAAGTGTTCAACTGTCTTCCATCGCGGATAACGTTCTCAAACGTTGATTTCATCAGTCTTGCGAAGTGGAACTGAGAGGTGAACTCTTCGAAGGTTGGAGCCATGAATGGCCGGGTTGGGTTGCGAGTAGTGCCGAATTCGTTGTAAGCTGCAACTTGTGCAACTGGTAGGTTTCCATTTTCAGAACCGTATCGGTCCTCGGGGAAGAAACCAACTTCTACCGTTGTTCCGTCCAGAGCCTCCACCCTCTTAATCAGGGATGTGAGGCGACGGCGATCTGTTTTAAAACTGAAGCTTGCCAAGATAGTCACACCCCATGCTCAGGTCTTGAGGACCGGGGTTGCACTGGTTGTAAAGCTTCTCCCGCCTTGCAAAACCGATGTAGAATTCCCGAGTTACATTGTCAGAATCTAGGTCATTAGCCAGCATATCTGATTTGGAAATACCGCCAGCATATGGCACGGCCAAGGAGATTGCAATGTTTGGGTCTTTGAGAATAAGCTGAAGAGCTTTCAAGTAGTTGTTGAAATACTCAGCACCGTATACTTCGATATCACCTGTGCGTTCTCTCATTCCCCTTGTCAGGCGGAAGAGCATCATACGCATAAGCTCAAGTGCGGCTCGTCTTTCGTTGCCTTCGTTCTTGTCCAACACCCATTGATAGGTCTCGTCGGAAAGCATCGGAGGCTCCCATACGTCCCCTACAATCTCTCGTAGACGGTCGATAGGGTTGTTTGCTGGATCACCAGTATAAGCCATTTTAGTACCCTCCTACGACGAAAGGGAGGCCGAAGCCTCCCTGAAGTCTTTACGCATTCACAGTGCCGCGAACGATCATCTGTGGACGACGTAGAACGTGGATGAAGTTGGACTCGGTTTCGATCAGGATCGAACGACGGTCTTCAGCCATACGCTCGGTAGCGTACAGTTCTTTACCCAGAGTTCCTAGGTCATCGAAAGTGCTGCCCGGGCCGAAGTAACGAGCGAACAGGTCGCCGCTGTCGGTTGGGATGAAGTAAGCATCACCAGCCGGGATCAGACGGTTGCCGTACGGGTCAACGCCACGGTATTCGATGAAGTGAATGTTTCCGAAGTAGAACTCACGGAAGCGGAGGTCCAGACCGCGAGCGGTTAGACGATCACGCCAGTATTGAGGACTAGCTTGGTAGGCCTTGTAGAACTCTTTGATGCTCGGATGGTTAATCAGGGCAGTGAAGAATTCAGGAGAGCACAGGGCAACGAAGTCACCACGGATCAGGCCGTCTTGGCTGTTGTCTTGCATATGGACGAAGATTTCTTCGGTCTTGCCCATAACGTCAGCGGTAGGGTTGGTCAGGTCGAAACCGACAACCTTACGAGTTTTACCCATCAGGTCGTACCAGTCGTATTCGATGGTGCCAGCCGGGGCGTAGCTCTTACCAGTTACGATAGCGCTAACGGAAGCAACTTCAGCAGTGTTAGCCCAGTTGCGACGGATGGTTTCCAGCTTACGAGCACGAACCTCGTTCAGAGTTTCTTCACGGTCAGCACCGAAAGCGCGCTTACCTTGAATATCTTCTGGAGTGATGTAGTCGTCTTGGTTGAAGTGCGGAATCGCGAAGGCACGCAGTTGACGACGTTGGTCGCTAGCAACTTGGTGACGAGTTCCACGGATGGCGTCCTTAACCAGACCGTAACGAGTTTCGATCTCTTCGAACTGGACAGTGTTCTGAGTCACACCTTCACTTGTGAAGACGCCCATGTTCTCAACGAGGGTCCAAGTGTTCGGGATGATAAGCAGGTTTTCAGTCTGGTCGGCAATGTAGAACTGACCATCGTTTAGGTAGGAACGAGTGTTAGCCATTTTTAAAGTTACTCCTAGTGTTTATTTACTGGAACGACCCTCGCTTACGCGAAGGTAACGTTCTCGAATGCGCCTTCGATCTGGTCAACGGCGAAGATGTTCTTGGCTTTGAAAGCTTCAAAGACGGTAGCTTTATCAGCGTCGTCAACGTCAGCACCGAAGATAACAGCCTTGGAGCCGATCTTGGCAAAACCGCGAGCAAGGACGACAGCGTGGCTCATTTGAGCGTTGGCATAGTCGTGCAGGTCGGTCATTAGGATGTAGGTAGCGTCGGCGATGGTAGCCTTGGTTACCAGTTTGCCAGTGCTGTCTAGGACAGAACCAGTTGTTTTAACATCAATGTCAGCTACAGGCAGAGTTTCGCGAGTGTAGAACAGGCCACGGTGGCCCATTTGTTCTTCTTTCAGCCAGTTGCTAAGACGCTGATGATCTTTTGCGATAATGTTTTGAGCCATTTGGAATTCCTCTAGATTGGCTAGATATTACTTGGAGCCGTGGCGAGCTTTCAGGATAGCGGCAACACCGGCGACAACAGAGTCGTCTTCTTCCCCAGCGCCCGATACACCTTTCTCGACAAGCATGTCATTTTGGTCAGCAGCAGCTTTAAGAATGCGGAGCGTTCCTACTGTTTGTGCAAAAGCTTGATCGTCCAGAACTTCCAGAGACTTGAAGGTATCTTCTACTTGGTCAGCCGGGAGGACTTCAGCCAGTTGCTCTTTACGGGCTTTAGTGATAGCAGCGGTTTTCTCTGCTTCAGCAGCCTTGACAATTTCACGAAGAGCCGTAAGCTCTACATTAGCGGCGTCCAGTTGCTTCTGAACTTCTGCAACAGCAGCAACACCAGCAGCTTTCTCAACTGCAACAGCGTCTGCCAGAGCTTCTAGGTGAGCCGATTTCAGGATAGTTTCCATGTTGGTAATCTCCTTGGATGGATTTTCATTGGATTGCTCGGAGACTACCTCCAGAGCCTTTTCAAGCAGTTCCTGATCCTGTTTAAGGGAAAGGGCCTGCTCAGGGGTAAGCTCGGAGAGAGCTTGATTCAGGTCAGCCGACTTATAAACCGACTTAAGAATAGACATAGACTCGACGCGCTGGTCGATCCAGTCTTTGTGATCTAGTTCTGGATACTCCGTTCTGCCATATCCCATGGCAACAGAGAGAACTTCGGCATCGTCATAATACATCCCGAAGAACTTACGAAGGAACTCAGGGAATTGCATTGTGACTGTAACTTCAGCAGCTTTATCGATAAGCTCTTCAGTGACGCCATTAGTAGCTTTTGTGATAAGAGTAGTGTGCCCGTTGGCTGCACCACCTTGAAGCTTACTGACCAGAGCGACGTGAGCACCTTCGTGTTCAAACTTGATATCGGTCAGTTTACGTTTTGCTTTTACGGTCATTCGATATCCTCGACTGTAGCTCTGGCACCGATAGAGACGCCTGTGAATTCACCAGATTTAACGCCTTCCCATAGTGTATCGGCTACTTCAGAGCCTTCCGGGAAGTGCCACCACTGGAGCCATGTACCTTTCTTGATCTCTCTTCCGTCGTCAGTTGTGAACGCGGATGGAGCGATGAAGGACTGGACAATCTCAGCTTCCTGTGTTTCAATCTTGTGGAAGATGTTAGCTACGTTGCAATGAGTATTGAAGTTGATGCAAGCTTTCTCTACTTCCTCTTCGGAGTAGGTGTCTGCGTGGAGGTCAGTCGTGGAGTCGCCTTCTTGGGGCTCAAGAACGACAAACAAAGCCATCCTCTTTTCATCATCTAGGGACTTTGTGACCTCTACAGCCGGGGCTTCTTCCGCCTTGGCGGGAGCCCCGAAAGCATTGCTGAGAGCTTCAATAACACTTTCAAGAGTCAGCATTCTGTCTCCTTATGCGTTATTTGCAGCGGCATTATCTCTACCGGCTGCGGATGTTGATGCACCATTACCTATCCCAGCTTTACCTGCCTGAGACTGACCGCCCATGATATTATCCACATCAACAGGCTCGTCGTCTGGTCGAGGCTTAATCTTGAGAGCTTTGCGAATCTTGTTGTAAACCTCACGGTCACGTTCAAGACCACCGACAGAACCGATTCTCTGAATCCCTTTCGAGAACTCTTCGAGGTCGATCTCATCTAGCTCGCCATATTGCAGCTTCGGCAAGTCTGGACTATAATCGCCATTCAGTGCGAACAGCGTAGGAATGAGTTTGTTATCTAGTACGTCTTTGATTTCGCGGAGCCGCGATTCAATCGCCATTGCCATGATGTTGGTCTTGGCACCAGCCAGAGAGTAAGAACCAACTTGGTCTTGACCCATCTTCAGCATGTCGGCAAACAGAGCTTGCAGAATCTTGTTATCCCAGCGACGGATAATGGCGTCTGTATCATACATCTTACTGCCCTGCGAAGAGGTCAGTTCGAATTTGAACAGAGGCTGTCGGCTATCTGGGTCAAATGCTTGAGGAAGAATTAGTCCAGACTGTTCATTCATTTGAATGTTACGAATAACTCGCTTGTAGTATTCGTAGACTGCACTCTCAGCTTCTGTAGCATCTTCGGACATATACCGAGGAGGCAGATAGAGCGTAGGCATGCCGTTCATATCGCGTGTAACGCCAACGGACTCTTGCTCTTCAATCTCTACTCGGTATCTCCAAGCGTTGTAGCACGCACGGAGAGGACTGTTGCCTTCAGGGCTGTCGCGCTTAGCATCTACCCTGAAAAGAAGCATCTTCTTGGCCGGAATCTCTACAGTTCCGTCCTTGTTGCCGAGGTTGACATAACGGTCACCATTAACAACGTTTGCAAGACTCTGCTCGCATCCTAGGAAGTTTCTACCATCTTCGGAATACAGCCACTTGGTGATAGTGGACTGGGATCGGATTGGCAGCTTCTTAAGTCCGAATTTGTTGTCGTTGTACTTCGATACAGGGTATCCTTCACGACGCTTGAACACCATTTCATGTACGGAGAATCCGTAAGTGTAGAAGCTTGTGACTTCTTTAATGAAGGAGTACCAACTGTGCTCCATGTCGTGCATGCATTCTTCTAGGAATTTACCCCGGGCCTTCATAGCCTCATCAGGGTCAACTCCTAGATCAACTTCCCAATCAACCCTACTCATCATCATTTCGAATAGATCGAGTGCTGATTTGATGGTCGGGTCTTCAGCCATCATTTGGAATGTTCTACATGCCCTAGGGAACCGAAGTTCTGGACGGCGCTCTTCTAGAATAGTACCATTGACTTGTTTAAGACCGGTACTACCAATCTCGCCTAGGCGAAGTCGCGGGATACCCGGTGCTGTCTTTTCAGTCTCGGCCATCGCCGCCTCCTATCAATTTAGTTTGAATTTGTTGGATTGAGTCATATCAGGAGGAAGGAAATCAGGAATAATCAAGCTGCTCAGAGATAGAGCGTTAAACGCATCGGATGTAGCGTCAACTTGGTCGTCTTTGATAGCCTTGCTTCCGTCGAATCTCTCAAGTTCATCGAAGTAATCCTCGTTCCAATCTCCCGCAACGACTTGCACTGATTTAGTTTCAGCTACAGATACGAACGGGGCGAAGCGGGTAACTTTCGATTTGTTAGTTGTCTTCGGTCTGGCGTGGAATCCATGGTCCGCTAGGTCTCTAATTAGCTGAGCGGCATAAGCCTTACCAGCAGCACCCGGGTCACATGGGATTTGAATTTCAACGTCTTGACCATCTTGCTTGGCTGTTTCTAGGATGAGGTCGAAAACACCTCCAAACAACCTACGCTCTCTGACAACATCCTCGACAGTGAACAAGCCTTCTTTTGTTCGGCTCATCAGCACGCCGGCTGTCCAGTCGGGGTTTCTGTTAGTTTCGGATTCGATGCTACCGCTGATATCCCAAGCACGTACCCTTTTAAGCACCCGTAGAGGCGGATGGGGAACGATTTGACACCAATCCCTTGTGAAGTATCCGGCTCCCTCTTCTCTAGCGTGCCAG